TCCAGAAATTAGGAGTAGTCAAGGCTTTTTGGGAAGTATCCGAGGAAGTCCACCGTGAAGAGTTTGCAGGACTGCTCCAAGATGAATTAGATACGTTGCTTCTTGACGACAACGTAGAACTTCTTGAGATGACGACAACAGAAATCTTTGACGAGATGGGTGGTCCCGTTGAGTTAATAGATGTAGCCATCTCACGCAAAGTCGATACCTCAAAAGAAGCAGTTATCAATGTTCCCCCTGAAGAGTTCCTTATTACAAAGAGAGCCAAAGATATTAGCTCGGCTCCTTTTGTTGCACACAGGACTCGCAAGACTGTTTCCGAACTTCGGGAAGAGAATTTTGAAATTAACGAAGATGATTTTGAAGGTATCGAAAGTGAATCCGGTGACAGTATCATCGACAGTATGTCTGAAGAAGATGCAAGGTTTTCAAAAGAAGATGATACAAATCTCCCGAACAGGGAAAGCAGAGGCGAAGCATTAGACTTTGCTTCACGGCTTGTGTGGGTTACCGAAGGGTATCTCAAAGTTGACTTTGATGGTGACGGTATTGCCGAACTGCGTAAAGTCACTATGGTCGGAAAGAAAATCCTTGAAAACGAGATAGTCCTTAAACGTCCATTCTATCTGCTTACTCCTATTCCTGTTCCCCACAAGGTTGCAGGACTGTCCGTAGCCGATACCGTTATGGAACTCCAGCTTATCAAATCTACGATCTATCGCAGTATACTTGATAATATGTACCAACAGAATAACGGCAGGTTTGAAGTTCTTGAAGGTATGGTCAACCTTGATGATATGTTGTCCAGTAGACCAAATGGTATCGTAAGGGTCAAGGCTCAAGGGTCTGTTAAACGTCTTGACCAACCCCAACTCCCCCAGACCAGTTTCGACTTTATCAATATCATTGACAGCGATATCGAAAAACGCACAGGTGTTTCCAAAAATACCAAAGGATTAAATGAAGGTGCGTTGGCGTCCCACACAAGTGGGGTAGCTGTCAACCAGGTTCTATCCAGTGCCGAACAAAGGGTTGAGTTGATTGCCCGTGTGTTTGCCGAAACAGGTGTAAAAGCATTGTTTGTAGGTATGTATAACGATGTTATTTCCAACGATGCCCAGACCCACATTGTCAGGTTAAGAGAAAATGAAGAGTTCACTGAAATTTCTCCGATGGATTGGAAAGCCCGTTACGATACATCTGTTAAAGTCGGTATCGGGCGTGGCAGCAAACAGGAGAAGCTGCAAGGTATGGTTCAGATGGGTCAGGTTCTACAGACAGTAGCGAGTCAAGATAAGAACCGTACTCTTATCGACGCAGAGAAGGTCTACAATTTTGTTACGGAATACCAGAAAGTTCTTGATCTGGATACATCTTTACCGTTTATCAATAACCCTGCTGATATGCCGCCACCCCAACCCCCGCAACCCGATCCGACACTTGTGTTGGCGGAAGGCACCCTTGAAGTGGAGCGCGGTAAATTAGAGTTGGCTAAAGTGAAGCAAGCAAATGATGCAGAGTTTGAAAAAATAAAGTTGGAACTTAAAGATAAAGATATCGAATTTGATTACGACATCGACAAAGAAAAGAACAGACTTAATGCGGTGAAATCGTGACAGACGATGGTAAACTTAATTTAGAACTACACGAAGCTGGTAAAGCGCGTACGGTTCTTGACGACGAAACATTTGATCTGGCGTGGAAGACTGTTAAAGCCAACCTGCTTGATGAATTACTGAATTGTCCATATCGTGATAAGGAAGGCAGAGAATATCTCTGGATAAGCCTTAAAGCCTTGGACAGTGTGGTCGGTCAACTCCGGTCTATGGTAGACACGGGAACAATGGCTGAACACCAACTAAACTCACTCCATAAATAGTGAGGCTACAGAAGGAATACACTATGTCGGATACCAACCAGGTCAACCCTCTTGATGAGGGAACCACTGGTGATGAAAGTGGTGAACCATCGAATGAAAACCCAAGTCCTGAAGAGGCGATCTTTAATATGTTGGACGAGGATGGAAAACTCCTCACACCTGAAGTTGAAGATGACGGTTCTAAAGAAGTTACTGAGGAGTCTGAAGAGACTGAAAAAGTCGAAGAAGATTCCGAGGAAGCAACAGAGGAACCCAGCGATGATGAAGAAGTTGTTGAAGAAGTCGAAGAGACAGAATCGGAGGAAACTGAAGAGGTCTATACTGTCAAAATAGATGGTAAGGAAACGGAAGTTTCAGGCGATGAACTGCTTAACGGGTATTTGAGGCAACAGGATTATACTCGCAAAACTCAGACTTTAGCGGAGGAGCGTAAAGCTGATGGTGAATTACGGGTGGCTATTCAACAGGAGCGTGAACAATATATCCAAGCTCTTGAGTGGTTGAAAAACAACTCTGATAATGAACTTTCAAGATTTGAGAAAGTTAATTGGGACGAACTTAAAGAAGAAGACCCAACAGAGTGGCAGACCAAGCGCATTGAATACCAGGAAGTTAAAGACCGTATCACCAAAACTCAAGCAGAACAGCAACGTGTAGCTGAATTACACGAAACTGAACGTAAAGAAGCCTTCAACGTATACGCCGGAAGGCAAGTTGAAACTCTTTATGAACAGGTTCCTGCTTTAAAAGAAGAGGGTGAACGAGTAAAGTTGAGAGACTATGCTCTTTCAAACGGTGTCTCTGAGGATGTGTTAAATAACCTTGTAGACCACGTATCTCTTACTATGCTTTACAAAGCTATGCTTTACGATAGCAGTAACGAAAAATTGAAAACAGTTGTAAAGAAAAAGATCAAGAAAGATGCTCCAAAGTTTGTTAAGTCCGGGTCAACTCCGACCAAAAAAGAAAATAAAGCATCCAAAACAAAAGCTAAAAAACTGAAACTCAAAAAAACAGGTGATTTACATGATGCTGCTGATATCTTTTTTGACATGTTAGATTAACCCTTAAAAAGAGGACGCAACTATGGCTTCTTTAGCTGTTGCTAATACATATGATCGTGTAGGTATCCGTGAAGACCTCACGGAAGCGATCTATAACATCTCCCCCACGGACACTCCGTTTGTGTCTATGGTTGGGACTACTAAAGCCACGCAGACAAAGCATGAGTGGCAGACAGACGCCTTGGCTTCGGCTGGTGATTCTAAAGTAGAACAAGGTGCTGCTGCTCCTGGTACGGCTGCTGCTGCTACCACGCGGATTTACAACGAATGTCAGATCAACGCCAAAGACGTTTCTGTTTCTGGTACTGACGCTGTTGTTAGAAATGCTGGTCGTAAGTCAGAAATGGCTTATCAACTTGCCAAACGTGGTAAGGAACTAAAACTGGATATAGAATGGGCGTGTGTCAATACTCCCAATGTCCGGGTTACTGGTGCTTCTGGTACTGCTGCTGAAATCAGCAACGTATACGCTTATATCGCTGATAATGGCTCTTTTGGTACTAGTGGTTCAACTTCTGCGGCTGGGGCTGGTACTGGTGCCGGTATTGCTACCGAGACTGGTGATGACCGTGTCTTTGCTGAAGCCCTTTTGACTGATGCTATTCAGGATCAGTGGGTTGACGGCGGTAATGCTAATGTTGTTATGCTGTCGGCTACCAACAAGGCTTTGCTTACTGCTTTTAATGGCCGCAGTACTTCTGCTTCTACTAACACGGATGCTCACACTAAAAAGATCATAAACGCTGTAGACATTTACGTGTCTGATTATGGTGATATGTCTGTGGTACCAAATCGTCAGATTCCTACTGGTGCAAATGGTAGAGTTCTTGTTCTTGATCCTTCGACTTGGTCTATCGCGTTTTTACGCCAGTTCAAGACGTTTGATCTAGCCGTTACGGGCGATGCTACCTCCAAGGAATTACTCGTTGAGTGGACTCTTGAAGGTCGTGCAAAAGACGGTAACGCTCTGATTCAAGATTTAACTACCTAATCTTTAGAAAAAGAGGGAGCAGTATAGTATGAGCGATAATAAAATTATTGATGGTGTATCCGATGTGAAAACAGAGATACACCATGAAGGTGATGATATTATTGTGAATAGGGTACAAGCTATCGGCGGTATTCTTGATGCCAATACGATAGACTACAATAACTATACTGCTCCCACTAAAGATACTGCCATGAAGCGGGTTGCTTCCATTCCTATGGTGATTGTAGAACAGTGGATAAAAGAAGGGATAAATGTTATGAACCCTTCTGAAAAAGACAAAAAACGTATGTGGCAAAAACTTAACAGTAATGAATTTCTAAAGTTACGAACAGCACCGGGTAACTATTAACTCTAATGGCTATCCGGCAAACTTACAAGTATCACGCTGGGCCTCTTCCTGACGAACCGGGTCCACTTGGGGTATATTTAAAACAGGAACTGGATCATATAGCCACTTCTATTAACGCTGGTACTGAAACAGTAGGTTCAGACAATAAAGATTACGAGATACTTAAACACCGTCCTGTATGGGGAGATATTGTTACCCCTATAGGAGCTACACGAGATGGTGCTGCTGCTCCTACTTTAAGACAAGTAGGTACAAGTGGCCTTTACTTACCAGATTTTGATGAAGATGATTTAGTACATTTTACTATTCATATTCCACACGATATGAAAAAGTTAACAGGCACAGATGATACTGGATACGGAGGAGTTAACAATGATAGCCCGTCATTTAGTGTTCATTGGTTAAATGGAACCGCAGGTTCTAGTAATTTTGTCAAGTGGGAATTAAAATATTTAATTGCCAGAGGTTACAGTAAAACGGCGTTTACATCTGGAGCAACTTTAAATTCTGGTGATATAGCAGTATCCACAACTCAATATATGCACCACACTACTGCTGATACAGCTATGAAACTTGATACGGGAAGTGGAGAACTGGAACCAGATGCAGTTATACTCTGTACTTTAAAAAGGATTGCTCCTTCTGGTACAAGTTATGGGGATGCTAACGATATATTTGTGACACACATAAATCTGCACTACCAAAAAGATAAGGTTGGAACTGTAGAACGTGAACGTGCATCTACTACTGTCGGCCATACATCAGGAGGATTTTAACTACTTATGGCTCTTACAAATTATACAGACTTGAAAGCCTCTATCGCTACCTGGCTGAACAGGACCGATCTTACAACGACTATTCCTGATTTTATTGAGTTGGGTGAACACCGTGTTTATCGTACGTTACGTATTCCTTCTATGGAATCAGTGACCAGTTATAATACCAATACTGTTGGCGGGGATTTTGATTTACCTAACGATCTCCTTGAAATTAAGGATGTTATTATCCAGACCAGCCCTGATCCTATTAAACTGGAAAGACTTAGTTGGGGTCAATTAAAGGCGCGAGGCACTGATGCTGCCGACCCGATTTATTTTGCACGGGAAGGGTCTACCTTGATTTTCTATCCCCAACCATCTACTGCATTGGAAGTGAATGTAATGTATTGGAAGGAATTTTCTCCTTTATCCGATACAAACCTGACTAACTGGTTTATGACCAATACACCTGATTTACTGTTGTATGGCGCACTTCTGGAAGCTGCCAATTATCTCCACGATGAAGATGGTATAGTCCGGTGGGAAAAGAAATTTACAGAGACTATGCAAGAATTGCAACGTATGGGCGATCTTGCTGAATACGCAGGGTCCAGCCTTGCTGCACAGACTTACTAGGGAGTAAACTAAGATGGGATCATCCTTCTATTCAACCTCTTCAGAAGATACAGTAGGTATTGATTGGAAAGGGACTTGGGTTACTGCTACTGATTATGCGTTGAATGATGCCGTCTATGAAAGTACGCTTGAGCAATCTTATCTTTGTGTTGTCAAACATACTTCCGGTACTTTTGCTGATGATCTTACATCTGTATATTGGCAACTCATAGCAAAAAGAGGTGCTACCGGGTCTACCGGTGCTACCGGTTCTACAGGTTCTACAGGTTCTACCGGTGCTACCGGGTCTACAGGAGCAAAAGGTAACGCCGGTCTTGTGATGACGTACGAAACAACCACTACAGATACAGACCAAGGTAATGGTAAAGTTTGGCTTAACCACGGTACTGCTTCCAGTGTCACAGTACTCTATATGGATGATCTGGCAGCAGGTGGCGGAAATATCAATAATTTTGTTGATACGTGGGATGATTCCACTCACGCCATAAAAGGAGCTATCTATGTAATTAAAAATCTAGCACCGGAAAATTACCATATCTTCAACGTAACAGGTGCAGTTACTTCTGCCAGTACATACAGTAAGATTGCCGTGACCTATGTAATGTCTGCTGGGACTATTTCCGATGCTGATGAAGTCAGTGTTAATTTTGTACGTTCCGGTGATGATGGTTCAGGTGTTGGTACTGTTACTTCTGTAGCAACCGGAGGTATCGCTACTGGTGGAACTATTACGTCTACCGGTACAGTTACTGTAGCTAAAGCTAGTACTGCTGAAGTTACTACGGGTACTAATGATACTAATGCCCTCACTCCATTAGCCCTAGCTGGGTCATCTCCGGCATTAGTAGCCCCAATACTTTCTGCGGGGGGAACGACTACTGCTGGAAGTATTAAATTTAAAGAAGGTACAGATAATGGCACTAATGCTGTTACCTTAAGTGGCCCAGTGTCAACAGCAGATGTTACTGTAACTTTGCCAGCAGCAACAGATACCCTTGTTGGTAAAGCAACCACAGATACACTAACTAATAAAACCTTAACAACTCCTACAATGTCTGCCCCAGTCTTATCTGCTGGTGGGACTACTACTGCTGGCAGTATTAAATTTAAAGAAGGTACAGATAACGGTACTAATACTGTTACTCTAATTGGTCCGGCTGCAACAGCAGATGTAACCGTAACTTTGCCAGCAGCAACAACAACACTTGCTGCGGCAGGAGCTAATTCAGACATAACAAGTATTACTGGCCTCACTACTGATTTAACGGTAGCACAAGGAGGTACTGGAGCAGGTACCTTTACAGACGGTGATATACTACTTGGTTCTGGTACTGATCCTATTACCGCAATGGCTGTCGCCGACTTCACGGAGGTAACAGTCGCTGCTGGGGATAGCATCCTGTTAGGTGATGCAACCGACAGCGGGAACATCAAACGAGATACGGTGCAGGGTATTCTTGACCTTGCCTCTGCAACATATGATGACAACAAACTACAAAGTAATATTGCGTTACTTGGTTTCAAGTGTGCGGTCAATGGCAGTTTAGCAAAATACAATTTACAAGACCAAATCATAGATGAATATGAAGATGCAACAGGAATAGATGCTGGTGCTTCTACAAATGAAGTTTTATCTTCTGGTGCTTATTATGGAGAAACAACTGTTACTCCAACTGTTACTAATGATGCAGATAGCACAGGAGTAGATGGAGATTATACTTGGTATAAATGGACAGATACGGCCGCAACAGGTTCTTATAACACTGATACCACACAAGACCACGAATGGTTAATCGTTGGTGGTGGTGGTGGTGGC